GCGCCTGGGATGGTCCGGTGGTGTCGCCGCCGATCTCAACGGTGATGCCCTTAATTCTGTCAGCCATATGCAGCCTCCTTTCTTAAAAATGCGCATGAAAAAGGCACTTCCACAATTCCTGTGAAAGTGCCTCAATAGTAGTTTGGCTTTAAATTAATCAACTAAACCAATATGTTCTCAGGGCTGCTTGTCTGCGCCGACTGCGGTCATAACCTGCACTATCATTTCAACCAGGGAAACCCGGATATAAAATATTTCAACTGTTCTAACTATAAGGGCAATAGGGGTACTTGCAGTTCAACTCATTATATCCGTGTGGACTTTCTGGAACAGGTTGTGCTGGGCGAAATCCGTAGACTCACGAAATTTGCAAGCAAATACGAGGATGAGTTCGTTAAGGCGGTTATTGGACATTCTCAGCAGGCTGTAGAACTTGGACGGCAAAGCAAGCAAAAAGAATACAACTCCCTGATTGCTCGTGATAAAGAGCTTGACCGGCTGTTTGAACAGATGTATGAGGATAACGTATCAGGAAAGGTATCCGACGAACGTTATTCAAAGATGACCAAACGTTACGAGGACGAGCAAAGCGGTTTGGCTGAGCGCATAAATACACTGAGAGCCGAGCTTGATAAGGAAAGCCATCAGGCTGTAACCACGGACATGTTCATCGCCACTGTCCGTAAATATACCCGTGCTAAGAAACTGACACCGCGTATGCTCAACGAACTGATAGAGCGCATTGAGGTTCACCAATCGGAAAAAGTGAACGGCGTATACGTCCAGAAGCTGACCATACACTATAATTGCGTGGGGTCTATCGAGATACCGGAGGTTTTATCGCTGCCGGAACCGGATGTCCTAATACAGACAAGAAAAGGAGTAGCCGTCAGCTACTCCCCAGCACAGGTTGCAATATAAGCATATAAAAAGCGAGTGTTCTTACAGCACTTTCAAATGCTGTAAGAACACTCGGCATGGTTGCGGAGATAGGATTTGAACCTATGACCTTCGGGTTATGAGGGACAAGATGTAAATTAAAGTTAATTTTGTGCTCTCAAAACGCCCCGTACAGGCATGTATGGGAGTGCTTTTTTATAGGATAAGCGTAATATCTTTGTTCCAGCTTATGACGCGAGTGTGGGTTGGGGTAAAACTGGGGTAAAAAAACCTGCGCCGATTGTAAATGCTATTATGAAGAGGCAACTGTACCTCTTGGAACGACTGGGTTTAAGCATAATGGGCAATTCATAAAACCAACTGTGTTCAATAAAAGATAGTCGCGTCAACATAGGCCCCTCTGTTTCTTAATCTATCAGGCTGAGCAGGAAGCCATATCCCTCGCGCTCCATATCCTCTTTGGGAATAAACCGCAGAGACGCGCTGTTTATACAGTAGCGCAAGCCCCCGGATTCTTTGGGGCCATCAGAAAAAACATGGCCTAAATGGGCATTTCCAACTCTGCTTCTTATCTCCGTTCGCATCATCCCATGGGATGAGTCTGTTTTCTCGCGGATGACATGGGGATCGATTGGTTTTGAAAAGCTTGGCCAGCCACACCCTGATTCAAATTTATCACTCGATGAAAACAGTGGTTCACCCGTAGTAATATCCACATAAATGCCGGGCGTAAACGTCTGGCAGAACTCGTTTTCAAATGGCGGCTCAGTGGCATTGCGTTGTGTCACCTCATACTGCTCAGAAGTCAGCTTTTGGCGAAGCGCAGCCATGTTCGGCGCTGAATACACGGCAGGATTGACAATGGCTTTTGCCGCCTTTTCAAAATGTGCTTTCCCTATATGACAATATCCGCCAGGGTTCTTGTTCAGATATTTTTGATGGTATTCTTCCGCTGTGCTGAAATTGCGAAGCGGGAGTACTTCAATCGCAACGGGCCTGCTGTATCGGCTTTGCAGTCTGTCGATGGAATTTTCAATTACCGGAGCGTCTTCCTTGCAAACATAATAGACGCCGGTCCGGTATTGTTCACCCACATCGCCGCCCTGTCTATTGTGTGCAACCGGATCAATCGCTTCATAATATAAATCCAGAAGAAACTCCAGCGGAAGCACGGCGGGATCATAGCTTACCTTCACCGTCTCTGCGTGTCCCGTATGGTAATGGCAAACCTCTTCATAGGTGGGAGATTCGGTGTTCCCGTTGGCATACCCCACTTGAGTTGCTTTAACTCCGCGGATAGAGGCAAGATACTTTTCAAGCCCCCAAAAGCACCCGCCCGCAAGATAAATCTCGGACATGCTCCACCTCCATGTATTTTAATAACCATAGGGTCATAAAAACGTATCTCTAGTGATTGTCCTCCTCTGGCAGTTTGAGTGTGTGGTACCTCCATTCTACCATGTAGGAAAATCACTGTGGGTTTTTCTGTTCAAGTGTCCAACTTCATTTTACAACCGACCTTTTCTTTTTCCAGTCGTTTGAGACTGCTATAGAGCGACGGCTCTTTTAACTCATATACACCGCCGCTTTTTTGAAAAATTGATTTAATAATTTCATATCCGTAGCTGTCATGCTCTTGGAGTACTTTCAGAATAAATGTATCAATATTGCCACGGATCAGATCACTGCTCACATTTTCAACAGGCAAGTTAACTCCTCCATTCTTCTGAAATTGTATCACATATTACTATGCGTGTCAATGTAATATGTCAATAATATATTTTTGACTTATTAAGTAATTGGAGTCTTACAACATACCCATTGTATCGCAGCATCAGAACCGATTCATATCCTCCTGTGTGGCGAGAACCGGATATTTATAGTCGTCATTCCTGCTTTCCACGTACATATCGTTGATCATGCCTATCGTCAGCAGATCCAAATCTTGCATTGACAGGCCGAGCTGTACGCAGCGAAGCAGGAACAACGCTGTGGTCATTTCGCGTTCAGTCGGGCGAAGTTTTTTTTAGACTCCGATTCCGTCCGCACGTTAAGACCCCACAGGTCGATGATTTGCGGCAGGATTTGATAGATGGAGAATGTGTTAAACCCGTCCAACCAATCCTCTGGTGTGTCAGGCACCTCCGGATCGGCGTGTTTTGCCATCACATAGGCAATGTTCTCAAACATCTCAAGACTCAGAAGGTCCAGCCCTGAGTTGTCTTCGTCGTTAGCTTTGACGGATTTCTCCAGCGAGCGCAGGTCTTTGTAGATGTCCCGCTGGAACTTGATCCGGTAGATGCGGGGGATGGCTGCCGAGGCCCGGAATTTGACAGGCTTTCCATCGATCTCGATTGTTTTACAAAGGCTCATTGCTTACACCTCCTCAACCATTGCCGGTAGCGGCCGCAGCGTTGGGCTGATAGACCGCGTCATACCAGGCGGTATAGACAGCGTCGGTGGTGTTGTCGCCAGTCTTGGCCTTCACATAGCCGCTGGCAAGCGGGCGGGCCTTGACAGAGAGCGTTTCGGTCTGCACTTCGCGGGACTCCTCGTTGGTCTTGGACTCGATCTTCGGGCGGGACGCCGAACAGTTGTACAAGACGTGGCGAATCTTCTTGACGTCGCCGTCGAACTCAAAGAGCAGGGCGAAAGCACCGGTTTCCGAGTTAGCGTCCTCGACCAGAACCTTGTTGCTGTCGGCGGTTTCCTTCAAAATGTCCGTGCGGAAACTCTCCGGGATCATGGCAAGCTCCAGATCGCCGTCATAACCCATGTTGTTGTTGATGGTGTAATACTCGATGCCGTCCGCATAAAAACTCTCCGGTTCGCCGTTCGGGTCGAGCGAGAGGGATACCGCGCCGGGCATCGCCACAGGAGTGGCAAACGTAACGGCTCCATCCGTGCCGATGGTGATCGGCGCATAATGGACGTTGCAGATATTGAATTTTACTTTGTTGCCCATATTCAAACCTCCATTTGATAGAGCACTTCGTACAGCTTCTCAGAGGGAATCCATACTTCGCTCTTGGCATAAAAAATGCCGTGGCTGTCAAGCACGGCTTCTACGGTTTCTTCTGTTTCAGGGGACTTCTCGTCGGTGTAGAGTTCGAAATCCAGACGGTTCATTTTGAAATAGGCCGTACCGTCAGCGGCAAAGTTGTCGGCGGAGGGATAGCGGAAAACCAGAAACGGCGGTTCCGGGCTTTCGCCTTCCGCGAAGTGGTCGTAGGCGACCGGCAGCTTTGTTTCAGCCGCCATTGCCAGAACTTCCTTATGCGTCATTTTGCAGCGCCTTTTCAAGCTCGGAGAGAAGCTGCTCTTTGCCAGCTTCCTCCGCAGGAGCGATGTGCGGTCTTGCCTCCACACGGCCGCCGCCGCGTTTTGCGTGCCCATGCTCCAGAAGGTGCGCAAGCTGATACCGGTTTTTTGAATGGACCACGAGATCAAGACTGCTGGAGTTTTCCGATACCTTCGTGACCGTCCAGCTCTTTTTGTAGGCACCGGTGTCCACAGGCGCATTTGCCTGTATCTGTTTTTTGACCGTGTTCCCGGCATCCCTGACCGCCTGCTTCATATCATCGGTGGCGACAGAGGCATATTCGGTAAGGTCCTTCATGATCGTGTCGGACATCTCATCGATGCTGACCATATCCTTTGACACAGGCGTCACCTCTTTTCCAGCTTGCAATTAAATTTCAGACTATTCCGTTTGTAACCCATCGGATTAACATACACGATGTCGTAAATCCTGCCCTGTGTGAGAATCCGGTATTTGGTGGACTCCACGGCGGCAAGTTCGCTGCACCAGCGTGTGGTGAAGTCCATGGATTCCTCCGGATTCACCGTAGCCGCTCCGTTTGATTCCGTACCCGTTCCGGTTCCGACCGTGGCGTGGCAGGTGAAGTAATCTTCCCAGATGTTTTTGTGGTTGCCGACCTCATCGGTTACGACCGTATTTTTCTGGAAGGTAACCTCCACATTCAGCGCCGCAATGTCCATCAGAACGCTTCCTTCCTGACACCGAACAGCAGCGCCCGGAGCGTAAGCATAAGCGTTTGGTGATCGGCTTCCTCCCGGTGCTCATAAAGATAAGCGACCGTGTACAGGACGGCGATACGGGTAATCGCTGCGTTTTCATTGAGTACGGTGTCATCGATGCGTGCTACATCACGGCATAGCTGCATGGCTGTGGAAAGAAGGTCGGAAATCAGGCCGTCCTCATCGCCGGAATCCACACGCAGATAGGTTTTTGCTTCCTCCAGTGTTACTGGCATAGGATCACCTCCACAAGTGAGCCGCCTACTGGGAGTTTTCTCTCAGCAGGCGGCCGTATCAGTTATGCGCTTTTGATTGCGAGGGTCTTGACCGCCTCCGGCAGGATGAGCTTGCCGTCGACGCGCTCGCTGGCAAGGAAGCCAATCTGGCCGTTCGGAGCGTAGAGCTCGTTCAGGCGCTTGAAGCTGCGGCCCTGCCTGTCGGCGATCCAGTAATAGGAGAAATCGCCGAACGCGATGACCTTGTTGCC